GATCTGACAGGCTGGAAAGGGGTGTTACTCACAAGTGCAAGGGAAGTTGCAACAGCACTGTTGATAGTGGTGTTAAACTCCTGCTTCGTAGGCGCTATTTCATCAATGTGGATCGTTTCAGTTTCATTTGTTAATTTGTCCTGATACTTATCTGCCAGATTGATTGTAGCAGCGTACTTGGGATTATACTTCCTCCCAAGCCCTACAGCAACACAAGTGCAGATGTGGGGAACAATGGAGGATTTACCCGTTCCAGGGGGGCCGTAAATAAGATAGCCCTGTGAAGCCTCAACGAAATCAACATTAGCGTCAATCTTCCGACAGTTCTCGTAAAAGTCAATGATTGGCTTAACTACAGTGTTTGCTAACACTGCAGTAGTGCCACAAGTTTTATATTTCAAAATCTTATGGCAATCCTCTATCATCGATTTGAGTTCCTCAAACATGGCGGAACGAAGCGCTTCAGTCTCTGCCGTTTTCACGGGTGAGAAAATAGTGCTCCTAAGATTATACCAGTGAATATATCTGGCTTGAATCTTATACAACTGACTAGTTGATAATTGCATGGGCTTCAAAGATCGTTCTCTCAAACACGCCAATCCAACAATGGAAACCCAATGATATGTAGAAACAATTGCATCTAACAAATCAAAAGCTTCAATTTCCTCTGCTGCTTTCGCGCGCATGAAAACATCAATGAGACTGTGGTTAAGCTTCACGTTACTGATTTTGCAAGCAGCAACGGCACTAACAGTCCCAATAATGTAAACTATCTTCTTTGCGAATTTAGCTGTCTTCAAACCCTCCCAAACAATGGCTAAGCCACTGCTAGCTGGGGAGGACTCTTCGCCAGCGGCCTCTGCGGAAAACTTGTCACTAATTGACATGTCAACCCCATCGGCTAAATCTCCCGCACAAAAGTTGCGTATATAATCAAATATCGTCACAAGCACACTGCCCTGTACATAGTATTTCAAATACATTGCACATGAGGCGATGGCCTGTTCAAA